AAAGCTTCAAGTAATTTTCCGTTTGAAGTTACTGAGGTTTCGCCTCAAATAAAACCGAGACAGAGGAAGAAATCTGTTGAAAATACTAAAAACACTAAAGCTAGTGTAAGTGCTACAACAAAAGTATCAACAAAAGAAACCAAAAAAGAAACTACGTAAATATTTATATAGGATTTATCTTAGTATATATATTTATTAAGATTAATAAAAGGAAAAAATTATGGCATTTTTAGATAGTTCTACCGCAGTAATAGATGCGATACTTACAAGAAAAGGTAGAGAACTCCTCGCAAGAAATGATGGTAGTTTTCAGATTACAAAATTTGCTTTTGGTGATGATGAAATAAACTACCAACTTTTTGACGCAACAAAATCTACGGATCAAGATGCTGATATTTTAAATTTACCAGTATTAGAACCAGTATCCAATGAAAATGTAGCATTATTACACAGACTTATAACATTACCAAAAGGAAGTTTAAGAATAGCGAACCTACAAATTTCACCCACTTCTGGTACTATTAATTATGGTGATGATTTAAATGTTACTGTATCCACTGAAAATGGCTCTGACACACAAGGGTATGCTGCTACTGTGAGAGATACAGCTATTGGAGCGTTAAGTAACACAACCGCTGTTCCTAATGAAAACGGTGTAGGAACATTTACGATAAGAACAGGCGCTAACGCTGGCAGTAAAGCAGGCCAAACTATAGTTGATATCACAGGTATTAATAGTGGGGCAAGAACAGAGTTTACTTTAACGGTAAGTGCTTCAGGCGCTGCAGCATAGGGAAATAAATAATGTCTATAAACAATTATGACTTAGGTCGTGACGTAATCAATACTGAAGTAATAACAAGAACTAATTTTGAGATTACGTCTGCAACAGCCGCGAGCGAAAGAAGTCTCAACGCTTTTGTTATGGAAGCTACCTCTACTGGTTTTTTGGTCAACGCTAAAGGTACAACCACAAGCACTCCTTTAAGTGCAGCATTTCGTAACATTTCAAACTATTTCTTTTCTTCATCAGCTTCTAATAGAATACCAGTAGCTCAAAATAATGTAGCTACAACTGGTATTTCAAGAGTTATCACAATTGGAAGAACAACTACAGATGACTCAATCTTATCGGGTAGTGTAACTGGAACATTTTCTTTTGGGACACAAGCTAATAAAGTTGTTATTGACCTACCCGAACAATCCATTTCTGGAGCTGTTGGTCGTAGAGGTGATTTAGTAGAGAAAGCAGATACTACTAACATTGTAGGAACTATTTTTTACGATACAGGAACTATGGTATTTCATGGTGGTGATTCTTCAAGAGACACAAACTTTTTAATAGATTCGACTTCGGGTTTTCAATTTGGGCCGGGTGCTACTGCTGGTAATGTAGCAATAAACAATATAAGTTTTGTAAGCTTAAATATGTTAAAGAGAAGTGTATTCTTTACGAGAGCTTTTAATCAAGAGTTTAATTATTCTAACAATCCAACTGCAATCGCAAACGCTTCTTTAGGGTCTATATCTTCTAACTTAACTGGTATGCCAACATCTTTTATTACTACGATTGGTTTGTATAACAACGATAATGAACTAGTGGCTGTGGCTAAAACTTCACCTCCTGTCAAGAAGGATTTTGATACTGAAAAAGTATTTGCAGTAAGGTTGCAGTATTAAGAAAATAAAATGAAATGGCATATAAAGCATTTGAAGAAAATGAAATTAACGGGCGACCATTTGTCGAGGAACAAACTATCTCTATATCTGAAGATAGCCCTTGCGCTAGTCATCTTCACTTGTTCACCGGTATTCGATCATTAGGTAAATTAGACGCTTTTAAAGTAGATACTTTACCTTCATTTGATGAAATAGATAAAAAAGAAATAAAATACCAGTGGAACTTTGATAGTACTGTTTTAGCTGGTCAAAGTTTAACATCAGATATTACTACTGGCGTTTTTCTTAGTACTGCCGACCAAACTTACAACTCTTCTACTAATACAAATTCATTACAATCAAGTCAAAATATTTTTAGATATGCTCAAGGTTATTTGTATCGACCAGATAATAACTATGAAAGCACCACCGCTTTAGCAAGTTCTTCTTCTGCAGGCGCGCAAGTAGCGGTAATTAGACAAATAAATTTAAGAAAAGATATTTTTCATTCTTCTTACAAACAAGCCGCATTTAAATTTCAGATAAATAACTCCAATACTTCATTAACTGCCTCTATTGATGGGCCTTCAGCCAATACTGGATATACTACAATAGCAAGTGGGGTATTTGGTAGTGAAACCCCAAATGTATCGGCATATACTACAGCTTTAGATTTAAAAAACCCGTTTGGTGGTGCTGAAGGTAGTGGACGTAAATCATTTTTTGGTGTAAATGTTTCCACGCCATTAGCTAATAAATTTTCTGTTTCTAATGGTTTAGGTTACACGGCTGGTAATAACTTGGATACAATTAGAACTGCATGCACAATAGAAGCTATTGTTAGGCCAATGAAGTCGAACTCTGTTTTATATTTTAGAAGATTAGCTTCAACTCAAGATGTACTAACTAAAGATAAGTTTATGAAATTAGAACTTACTCAATCTGCAGATAACAGAGAATCGGCGTTTAGATTTTATATAAGAGATGCAGATACAGAAGCTTCTTTTACTGAAGATTTCGCACAACCCAACGTCCAAGCTTCGGGTTTGTTTGTCCCTGCTGATGTTGGTGTAAATCTATATGATGGAGATTTTCATCATATAGTTGTTTCATGGGATATAAATGAAATAGAAGATCCTACTAATAATGCATCAGCCGACCGCGGTGCCGGTGTTGTTATGGGATATATAGATGGTTATAAATTACTTAACAAAGAACAAGTGTTTCCAAGATTATCGGGCGCTGATGCGGCTGGCGGACCAGCCATTCAAGCCAACATGATAGATCAAAGAGTTCCTATAAAAAATACACAATTATTTGGAAGCTCTCCAACTTCAACCCCTCCGTTAACGATTACACCAACAGGTAATAATGTTTATATTGGTGCTTCTAACTATAATAGAAATGATGGGGTAAGAACGGGTGATATGGGAGCCTTAGCTAGTGAAAATGATTCACAGTTAGAGGGAATGTATGATGGACAAATAGCCCATCTTAGGTTGTGGAACCATAGACTTAAGGATGGAACTACTGGATTTAAAGACGGTGTGGGTAGACTAATTAATTTAGATGCTACTTCTGACGAAGTTGCAGCTACTAACCCTTTAGGATTAAGTTTTCTTAATTTTAAAAGCACATCATTAACTGGTGTTTCAGCAGCTAATATTGCAGCTTGGTGGTATTTTAATAATATCAATGGAGTAACTGGTGCAGATTTCGCAGGAGGGTTAAGTGCCCGATCCGATACTACAGCTATGGCCGCAGATAGGACTGGTAACTTATCTTCTAACACAGGGAGTGCGATAGGTAATGCATCTATTAAAATATTTGACGCTAGAGATATAACATTTGCATTAAGCGCTAACACAATTACTGATTTACAAGTGTCTGGTATTACAAGAGATTTTGTCTATTTTGATCAACCACAAATAAACAATCCTATTGATAGTAAAAATACACAAGGTAGAGTTGTTAGAAAAACTATACAAGATAATATAAAAAGAATAGGATTATCTTTTTATGATTTAGGTCTAATAACAATTGATGGTGATGACTCAAACGCTGGATTAAACTTTACATTTCCTGCGAGTGGTGTTACTGGAGATTTTGGTTTTGCAGTAACTGGTAATAATAATGCTGCTTTTAATTTACAACGTGTAGTGTATAATGCTCAAACTGATAGAGGAAGATTATTAGTAGATGCTGTGGCTTCTGGTAATGAAATGAATTTTTCGGGTAATCCTACAGGTATTAACCCAGAAACAGGTGCGAGTGTATTTGATGAACCGGCAAGTTATATTACAAGTATTGGACTATACAATAATAACAATGAACTATTGGCAATTGCAAAACTATCTAAACCAGTAAGAAAAGATGAGGCTACCACTTTAGGTGGCCAAGTAAAATTAGATTTTTAGGGAAAATAAATGGCTATATCTATAATACAACAAACAATGATAGATGGTTCTGTTACTGGTGGGCCAGTAGTGCCAACACCTACTCACCCACTAATCCAAACTGCCTATTCTCCTTTAAGTATTAATGACACATATATATGTAACTTTGAAACATCAAGACAATTTACACTAAGCGGGTTAAGTGGTGTTACAATGGCTAATGCTATTGATGGAGCTGCTGATCATGGTATGGTTGCTTCACCTAAAGATTCTATGACCGCTGTAACAGCAAGTGTAACAGGGTCAAACTCTGGATATTTTATGAGTGTTGGAATGCTTTTAAATAACAGAGGATTTACAGACAGTTTTACAGGAACAACAACGGCAGCGGTTGCTGCAGCGGGTGTAGCAGACATTGGAGTATTTGCATTAAGAAAGAGACTATATGATACTTGTTTACAACCGGGATGTTTGACAGCTACAGTTACAGGAACTAATTATGCAGGCGACAGTATTGCTGGTGATTATTACGATTCTGGGTCTGGTCAATTTATTCAGAAGTCTACTGGTACTACTATTGGTGCCTCTTTAATTGATGACGGGATGTTTGTTGTCACCACAGCTAATATGAGAGAGGTTGCAACTTCCGTTACATCTGTAAAATATAAAACAAAAGTATTAGGAACAACCATAAATGTGTTTTGTAAGTGTCAACCAGATGAAATGAATTTCTCGACTAACCTTACCAATGCAGTCGTAAGCACAGTAAGTAGTGAGACAACAAGTTTAGGTGAGATACAACAATCATATAATAACATATTGACTAAATCACCCTTAACTGGTAGTACAGATAGGTTTGAGTTTACCCAATCTATGACAGGCAATGGGGATGGGCCTTACATTACAACGGTTGGGCTGTATGATAATAATAATGATTTAATGGCTGTTGCAAAGTTGGCAAGACCTTTAAAGAAACCTACGGACCTTCCGTTAACTTTTAAAGTACAAATAGATATATAGGACTTAAAATGGCATTTAAATATATAAACGCTGCAATATCTGGAGAATATCAAAAAATTCTCTCAAGACTTATAGAAGACCCCGAAACTGTGGATCTTACCGATACTCCTACGCGCAATTTACCTGCTTCAGTACCTCAAAAGGGGTTAAACGCTGATGGTGTTCTAACGGGGTCTGAAAAATCTATTCAGTTTGATGGTGTAGATGACTTTTTAAAACTTGCAACTACGGGTGGTATAGGTACAGAAATATTACTGGAAGATATAGGTATAAATACGGTAAAACACGGAGCCACTACAAATAACATTGCTTTGGAATCTTGGATAAAATTAGATTCTTCCTTAACTGGGCCAGACTCTAATAGCGAATATTTTAAACTTACAGTTCAAAGAAATTCGGCTTCTTCTACTAGAGGTTTTGATGGTGGATATTTAGCAAGAAACATATATGCCGTAAGTGCTTTCGGTTCTAATGCAGCTACTGTTCAAGGCACATCATCTGCACACTTTATAGATTTTCAATTTGCAACGGGCGCTGCATTTGCATATTCTCTTAGTTCTACTTGTAATATTCCTACCGATGAGTGGGTTCATGTTTGGTGTGAACATACAGTTACAGGTTCGGATAGAAATCCAAGATTTACTCCGACACCCAGAGGACTTATGAAGATGTATATTAATGGGACGCTTAATAGGTCAGAGACAACCGACAAGCTTACTGATTTAGCTTTAGGTAGTGATGGTTTACCCTTTCCTTCAACTGCCGAATCAATCGCTAATGCGTATAGTAGAGGCGTTAGTTTTGACGGTAAAGTGGATGAGATGAGACTATGGTTAAATAGTGGGACAACAGATTCAGTTGCAGCTATAGCTAATAAAGCTGCAATTGGAGTTGCTCCCGAAGCATTTAGTAGTCAAACAAACGCCGATAAAGTAAAATTATCTTTCGCCCCATCTGCAGAATATCTCGCCGCTTGGTGGAGGTTTGAAACAGTTTCAGCAGTTGATCTATTTGCAGGTATATCAGACACAATAATTGATTCAACCGAGTATGGCCATAGTGCTAGTCCACGAAATTTTCAAGGATCAGTAGATTTTTCTGAAGAACAGACTATAGTTGCAGGCCAAACAGTGTCGGGATTAAATAACTCTACGGCAGGTCAGCTTAATTTAGCTGATTTACGGGGTGGTTCGTATGATCATGGAGGTATGACAGTTATACATGATAATCAAAACGCTATAAACTTACAAAGTGCTGTAGACAATTTAGTAACTTGTGCCAGTAATACATGGACTGCTTCAGGCGCTGCTGGTGTTTCAAGAGATGATCTTAATATATTTTATGGATCATCAGCGGTTATTGTTAATACAACTAAAGCTGGTCAAGGTGCAACACACAACATAGACTATGGTCATTTACTATTTGATAAAAATGATTATACCATGTCTTTAAGGTTATTACTAACATCTGGTTCACCAACAGCACAAGTTACTTTTACTTTAGGAAAATTTACAAATAAAGTTGCAGTTACAGCTATGATGAATAGAAATACATGGACGCCAGTAATTATAAGAAATACGGCTGTCGCTGATCCAAACGAAACTAGTATGACAGGCAGTGTTAATATACAAACATTAGGGACAAACTCAAATGATACTGGTGCATTATTTTCTGTTGATGGGTTACAAATAAGTGAAGGTTCATTTCCTTCTAATTTTGTCGGACCAGATCAAATTAGAAAAGGTGGTGAAATAAGCTGGATGGTGGGAGATTAATATGCAGACTAAAGATTTTACAGTTCAACACACCGCAAGGTTTTTAAGTAACAAAACTAATTTCAGTAAACAACCTTTATTTATAATGACTAATAATTTAGGTTTAACTGGTGATGATTTTATAGCTGTTTATAGAATAATAAGAGGTCAAGCATTAGAAGATACATGGAGAGAGAGTGCCGCTATATCTGATACTGCAGCTAGTAACGCAGTAAGTGGTGATGGTGTTATAGGTGTTACTATAGGGTCATCTATGGGTTTAACCTCAGCAACTGGTAGTAATAGAATTAATGCTAATTCTGTTACAGCCTCATCTGCTGCAGTTAACAATTGGGATGGAACAAATACTTTATCTGCAGATGTTTCTCTCACAAGTTCATTATTATCTACCACATCTGAAGGAACACAATATATTATAACTACTAGTATGAAAGGTACTAACAGAATTGATATAACTATTAACGATGGTGATCAAAATTTTTCTGATGTAACAATAACAGGGTTGCCAACTTTATCAGATATGCATGTCATAGGAAATGGTATTAGACCCAAAGGTAAACAAAGTAGCACCTATGTTGTTAACGCTACTACTGATATGAACGGAGCTGCAGGTAGCGCTGATATAACAACATATCTTTATAACCAACAAGACCAACAAGAAGTGTGGGCCTCTTCTGGTCTTACTGGTGTATTTGATTTATCTTTTAATGGTTTAAGTGCATCAGTTAGAGGTAAGGCTGCTGGTCATGGGGTAATGCAAGCTGCCGGTGTTCAAGGTGCTGGTGCAGCTACTGTTACAGGTTGGACAGCAGGGCCAATAGAAGGTGGATTTAGATTAGATAATGATAGTTTCTTAGAGGGTGTAACATCTTCTTTATTCAATACCAGAGATGGTGCTACTACTGGCATGACCTTAATGACATATGTAAAATTTCATGCTACCGGTA